GCAAGATCATTATCAGAATCAGGTGGACAAAGACCACAATCATCTTTAGGTCCTTGACAATTACAATCAGTATCATTGAATTCATTTAAACATTGACCAAAACAATCAAAACCCTCATATCCATAAATGTTTATTGGATATTCACATGAACCATCATCCATTGTTGCATCTGATTGATAATTACAAGCGTTTGAATCTGTGCATCCTAGAATTCCACATGTACCGTCTTGTTGAATTATTGATTGGTATGGAGATTCAGGAGGTTGATATCCACCAGGAACACCTGGAGTCGAGTCTGTTCCCCCACATAAATAATCTCTACATTGACTTTGAGGAACTGTATCAAATCCACCTGAGTTTGGACAATGTATTTCATACGTTCCACATTGACCTGATAATGCTATACCATACCAAGCAAAAAGGTCATTTAATATATAACCAAATCGTGAACGACAATAAAGGTTTAATTCAATAAGTCTTATTTCATTATTAAAATCCCAAGTTTCACATATATCACCACATTCATAATCATTAGGAATTATGGGAACATAGGGTTCATAAGGATCTATAAAACCTCCACCACCCCCATTACCATCATTAGGATCTCTTGTATTGCCATTTCCGTTACCGTTAGGCATAGTAACCTCCCTTAAACCTTATAACCACGAGCTCTAAGTAAGTCGCTCCTTGAAATAATTTCCACTTTACATCTTGCACCATATCCAGAAAAAGACGTATATTGACCGGATCCAGGATCTTGATTCCCTCTCCAAAAATCAGGATTAAAATCACAATCTATTGTGTTTTGATTATAATCAGGATGAAAATAATTAACAGGTGTGCACGAACCATCTCTATTAAAAGAACCATCTTCATCAATGTTTGGATTATATGTTGCAACAATGAAGTACCACTCTCTAAAATCAATTGGAACTCTTGTAAAAGTTAATCTACCAGCATCTGGTGAATCACCTTCCTCTACACTTGTCTGCCTTGCATATCCACCATTGTATGAAATACCAACATGTGAATCCCTTAAAGTTTCACTCTCATCATTTTCTCTAACGGATAATTTAAGAAAACGTTCAACATTATTATCTGAAAAAAATGGTAGTTGAGTATCTTGTGTATAAACAAATTGTTCTTCTACAAAATTTCCATAAGTTGTTGTAGAGTCTACATTTTGAAACACATCATCTTCATTTATAACAAATGTCTCCAATGAAAAACCAAATGGAAGAGTTTCTCTCATCGGATTACCAAAATTAAATAATGTTCCCTCTGATACTTTATCTAAAAATCTAACCCACATTGTAATGGTAAAACCTGTTTCTAAATAAGTTGGATTGTTTGGATTTAATCCTTCAATGTAATCATCAGATGTACTTCTAATAATAATACCTTGATTCAAATCTCTAAATTTTAAAAATCCATCAGAGTTATTTTCGTAAGTTGGTCTCTCATCTTGAGGAACAAAAGGAGATTCATCAATATCTTCTAAATATTCATTCAATTGATCTCTTAAAGATTGCATTGTTTTACCAGAATTAGCCGTATTAGCTGTGGCATTTAATCTAGTTATAAATGATTCCTCTATAGGTATTACGTTTTCTTGACCTTGAAAGTCTTGAGCCCATGATATGTCGTGTGTCGCTGAATAATCATTAGCACTAAAATTATCATCTACAAAACCATCAGGTAATGGGTTATCAGGAGTGCCAGATCCTGATATGTCAAATATAGGAACTTCTCCTTTTAATTCATCCCACTCACTAAAAAAACGATTAATTCTTTCTTGTCTTGTTAATTGACTTGGTAAAAGTTCAAATATCGTTGTATCTAAAAATTCATTAGCTTGATTGGTGTCTATATCAGAAACTTGTTGTTCAATGTTCATGAATTGACTTACATTGATAGGATTTGTAGTCGTTCCCTCATCATCAATTGGTAAAGATAATAATGACGTGATGTCAAGACCTGTATTATATTGAGTTGTACTAAATAGAATTATATTACCACCACCATTAACTTCAATATAAAAATCTTCATCACCTATGTTTCCAACTATTTCACTTAATGTTGCACCATTGGGATTAGTTTCAAATGTTAAACTTAAATCTTCTTTATTAGCATCAACATCTTTTTCATAAAGTATTAACTTTTCAAGGTTAGTTCTACCAACTGTAATAATACCATTTTTTATTGTTTTTTGGTTACCAGCTACTACATTTGGATCAACAAATTCACTTGTTATTAATGCATCCGCTATAGCATCTAAAACTTCTTCAAGTCTTTGATTTAATAATAAATCCTGTTCTGCCTGAGTGGCCATATTTAACTTCTCCTAACTATAAATTCAAAATCATTATCAAATATTTGTTCTTGACCATCGTCATATTTTATTTTTATTAAAATTTTATAAGCCCTATCAGGATAAAAACCATTTAAAAATTGAATAAAATATGGACTTTCAGAATCACAACTTAGTTTTGTATAACTAACTCCTTGATTATCTTCAAATGGAACTACAAACTCATCGGTTGCCATGTCCTTGATAGCATATGAGCCACTACCCTCTGGTATGAATGAACCTGATATGGTTTGAACTGATGTTGAAAAAGTTTTTTGAATATATCTTTTTCTAGCACCTATTCTAAATTTTACTTTTTCATTTTCTCTATATTTTTCTCTCATACCTCTCATATATAAAAAGTTATCAGCTAATCCACTCATTGTTAGTTCAGTTAATGAACCAGTGTTTGAACCAGTACACGGTAAATGGTCGTCCCAACGTACTTCTAATCTTGGAGAAAAAATAGTGTGAGTATTTCTTGAAAAGAATTTTAGATGTCCAAAAGTTTCTGAATCTGTTTCTTGACTACCACTAAAACGAATTAACATTCCATAATTTTCAATGGAACTATTTAACCACATGTTTACCATATCGGTTACATCAACATTAACATCAGGAGACTGATTTGCAAATGATTGAACTGATGAGCTACCAATAGTTGTTACGGTAACACCAGCATTACTCCAAGTTAATTCATTACCACCAATTGGATTACTACGATTTTCCCAACTACACCCATTTGTGTTTTTTGGAGATATTCCAAATTTACCAGTTCCCTCAACCCAAGATTGTGAGATTGGTTGAATAGCTAAAGTGTATTCTTCTGTCATTTCTGCATTACCTTCAGCCTCATAAAGTCTTAAATAATATTTTGCATCAGAAGCTATAGTTCCGTCTGATACTGATTTAGACAATTCAGTAAATTCATCTCCACTAAAGTTAACTAATGCTCTTGTTTGATGGTCAAATGAATTGTTATAAAAAAACTTTTTGACTTCAAGTATTTGGTCTCTTCCAAAGTTTTGGTCTCTGAAAGATTCACCTGTCACAGTTGATGAACCACTTGAAATCCATGTATCTTGAGATGGAAAAATAAAATGATGCATTATCTAACGACTCCTTTTATATTTTGGTTAGGGTTTTTAAGTTCAAACACTCCAGGATTTTTTGGTGATGGTGGTAATATAACTCCATCAACAAATGCCTCACCTGGTGAAAAATCATATTTAAATCCATAACCATTTGTTCCACCACCATCTATTTGATATCCACCAAGTCCATCATTTTCAGTCTCGTCAAAAGAATATCTATAAAGTGGACTATCAAAACTTGGTTTATCGTCACTAGAAACTTTATAATCTTCATACTGTGAAATGGTAACATGATTTACAGATAACACTCCGTCAATTTGCATTAATTCATATTCAAGTTTAGGAGTAAAAATAGGTTGACTGAACTGCATTTTTTCTATCTTAAAATAATCTTTAATTTTTTGAATACATAATAATTTAACTTGATTTTTATCTGCATATTTATGAGCCACAACATCAAAAAATACTCCAAAGTTAATTATGAAACCATCTATAATATTTATAAAATCTGTAAGTATTCTAAAATTATCTAAATATTGTTTTATATTATTTTTTAAAATAAATGGTATAGAATCTGCAGTCCCTAATTGTTCAGCTACAGGATTACCTACCAATTGTTTATTTTTATCATAAGCTAAAATATGTATATTTATTGCACCTAAGTTTGCTGGATTATCTAGAACACTATCTGGTATCTCGGTTAGTAATCGACTAATATTATTAGAAGCTCCTGAATATCCTAACATAGCAGTAATTCTTTCTACAACAAAATCGATTTCAACTTGGGTTACTTCTTCAGAGGTAAGAGTAGATTGAATATTAGCCAACTGATCGTTTAATTGAGTTAACTCATTTTCAATATTTTGTTTAGAAGCTTGAATATCATAATACTCAACGTCTAAGTTTTCTCTTGAAACATATACCTTTGCAATATTTCCAAACTTTGATGGTATGTTTAATACTCTTGCTTCATAATCTTCTTTTGTTACACATCTATTTTGAGTTGAAAAGAACGCTCTTGCTTTTTCTCTTATTTCTTCAGTGCTCTCTTCATCTCTACCACCCCTAGCAGGTGTTGCATTGTTTGCATTGATTAAAGTAGCACCAGAATCTCCACCTATGACTGTTACCGTGGTGGAGTCAATATTAGTTAAATCTCCAGCAGATACGTTTGATGATATTCCCCCACCAACTCTATAAGTTATAACAAGTGTGGTTTGAGATGGGGATTCCCCTAATGTGGAGTACTCATCACCAAGAAGTGGATCTATAGCTTGATTTAAATCACCTGATTGACCAGGAATAATAATTCCAGCCTGTTCTAAATCTATAAATTGTTCTCCGATTGTTGAACCATTTCTTAAAATACCATTACCAAATACTAATGAAGTTGTATTATCAACATTAGTTTCACGAACAAATCTTTTAGATGTATTTATATAACTCAATGAGTATGGAACTGGAACATCAGTGACAAAACTTGAACCATCAAGATTATAATAAGCACTGTCTCTATTTTCATCTGATGTATAATGTGTTGGAATTGGAACTTTATCTTGTGCAAGAAAGTCCACTTCATACCAATTATTTCCATTTGAATCCACACATGAAATTATATCAACCACATCAGTGTCAGGTAAATTTAACTTTAAAAACTTTTGAGGACTACCTATGGTAAAAGCCTTTGTTTTAGTTTGACCACTAACTGCTCTAACTGTTCTAGACAATTGATACGATGATATTATTCCAGTACTATTATTTACTGAAAGAACATTTCTAGTATCTGTAGAAGATGTTACAGAAAAATCAACAACATCAAGTGTTTCAAAAATTATATCAGAATTAGTTAATGAACTAACTTGAATCCCCTTACCAAAGACACCAGCATCTGAATAATCTATAATGGATGGGTTTGCTGTGTCAGCATTGACCTCCGATGTAAAAGTTAAGTCAACGTATGCGGGAACTATTGGTTTTACTTTATAACCAAACATTTTAGCCATGTTTATTATATTTCTTCGTTCCTCAGCTAATGGTAGTAACATCTCACGATATTGCTGGTCAATATAAAATGACATTACGTCTCCAACGTAAGCTGACATTTCAAGTAACATCATACCAGGAGATGTTTCATTAAAGTCCTTGTAAGTATTTGGGAAATAAGATTTAGCATATCTTACTAAAGAATTTTTAATTTGACCAAAATCTTTATTTAAATATTCTACGTTTGTTTCTTTAAAGTCTTTTTTGTCATATGACGGCATTATTTTTCTCCATTAATATCCACCAGTTCCAGTATTATTTACACCAGAGTTATTTTCATCTTGTGTAACCACTATTTGAACAGAATCTAACGTATTAGGATCTTGTGCAATACTAAATACAATATTTATTTTTATTGTGTTTACTGAAACACTAGAATCCTCGTCAGTTGTTCTAATATCTATTTCTTGTATTTGAACAAATGGTAACCAAAATGAAAACTTATCAACAATATCAGCTTCAATTTGTCTCCTAGTGTCTTCCTCTATTTGTTCAAATAAAAGTTCTCTTAAATTTAAACCCAATCTAGGTTGCATCAATCTTTCACCTTGTTGAGTGTTTATTAAATTTCTTATATTGTTTTTAACAGCTTCAATTGTAGTAGACGTTGATGCGAAAAATCCCTCTGGACCATTTGATTTATGAATTGGTAAATCTAGTCCAATAAAAACATCTGTTTTATTATCATTAATGTATGGTTTTCTATCAATATCTTTTATTGCCATTATAATAAGTCCTCATTATCCTCTCTAAAAAATTTTACTGTTGTATGTGTTCTTTGACCATCTTCATCTTCTACATTAAATAATTTAACACTATCTGGATCTTGACCTACATAAGTGTATCCAGTAGACTCCACAACTCCTTTATTTTTTGTGTTTGAAGAACTGGTTTTTCCATCTTTATTTAAATCAAGTTCAGGTAATCTAGCACCCTCTTCGGATATATTTCCAATGGTTTTTTTTATAACATCATCTATGATTCTCACAAGTTGTTCTTGCCCAATAGCAGTTGCTACTTTACTAAGAGTATCAATCAATGGTTTTTGTGGTTGATACAAAGTATCTGGTTCAACACTAACTATCTGTTCAGGTATTTTAAAGTCCTCGATGATAACGGGTGCTGCAAATTCAGTTATTCTAAATTCAGCATTTTCTAAAAATTTTACAATAGCTTCTTTTGTAAGTTCAGCCTCAATCTCTATGGAATCAGTCATTTCAACGGTTGAACTATCAGTCAATAATTTTAACGACTCAATTTTAGCATTTATTAAATCTTCTTTTAATCCCATTATTATCCTCTGTGTTTTTGTTTATCTATTTCTAAACCTTTTTTTACAACTGCACTATAATCTTTTTTTAAGAAATCTGGTGTTTGACCATCAACACTTATAGTTGGACTTTGACTATTCATCATGTCACCATAGTTACTTCCAATGATTTCATTCATTCTTGATGAGTCAAATTTTCCACCACCCATAGTTTTCCACTCATCTCGTTGTGCAGTTTCATTCAACACATCGTTTAATATGGAGTCTTTTGTAAATGATTTCTTTTCAACTATTTTTTCTGATTTTTGTTGAGGTTGAGATGGTTGTTTTAATTCAGTTATCACTTCTTGAATTGCCATCGCCACTTCTTCCCTAACGATTCTTCTTATTACTGTTCTTATGTTTGTTTTCTTTTTCATACATTACCTCTTTTTATTGTTCTGAATTTGGCTCTATATAATGGAAATCACTTTTAATTGTACTTAATCTATTTCCAATTGAAGTTATTTTAGCACTTAAAGGGCCCATCCCTTTTTCAAGTGATTCTACGAGTGGTACAGCAACTCCTTGAACATTAGCATTTGCAGTGCTTAATACATCAACCAATTCTTCTAAAATTTCATAAAGTTTGTTTCCAAGAATCATTGGTTCCATTTCCAACGTTGAATCACCAGTATCAGGATTACCTAAATAAATATTTTTTGAATCTAACACAATTGATTTTGAACATGAAATACCAATATTTTGTTGAGATGCAATATAAAAATCTTTACCAGATGATAAAAATGAATCATTCCTAGAATCAAACACGAGTCTTGTAGAACGAACAAATATTTGATTTTTATTAAATCCATATAATCCACTGGTTATATCTGAAGTGTTATTAAACGATTTAAACAAATTAGCTATTAAAGGTGATTGAAAAGATTTTTTTATCCCATCCGCAGTTTCAATTTCAGTTATACCTTTTTCAGAAGAAAATACAAAATCAGGAACAAATGAATCTTGAGAACCATCCACTTTAAGTGTTGCCGGAAAATGTTGTGATAAATTTCCCCTACTTGTAATACTTATTATACTACCATCTGTTAAATGTTCAGATTTTGCAGTTGTAGGTCTATTGTTTGAAAAAAACATATAAGGATTTTTATGTCTACTTCCTACCCTTATACTATTCCCATGTCTACCTTCTAACATTAAATCACCATGATTTTCAAAAACAGCACCATCACTTAAATTAGGATGGTCAAGTGATGGAACATATGTTTTCTGTAACCTCTCGTATGCTGTTTTTTGGAAATTTTTTGATTCACCTTTTTTCAAACCCTCGGTAAGTCCCTCACCTCTACCTGCAGGAGTTGATTCATCCATAACTATCTCAGGTACATAACCTTTATCAACATTCCAAGTTACTTTGTTTTCCGTGTTCAAAGGTCCTAAGTAATAATTTTCTCCACCAATCGTACATAATAGAACAGGATCTCCCTTTGCTGGAATTTCGGCTATACCTCTTAACAAAGGTTTGTATCTATACTTGTCACTCATTTCTGATTTTTTAGGAGGTAGTGTGTCATAGAGGTGAGGTTTTGCTATAATAGTATTCACGTTAGAGTAATTGTTCCCAGCTCTAAGACTGTCTTTATGGGTAACAGTTTCAACAACGACTCCGTGGACAAACTGAAAATAAATAAAATCTTCTTGTTTTTTGCCTAAGAATCCTTTTCTCTGAATACCAGATGGTAGTTGAACTGAACCCATTATACCTCCGAAATGTTAGTAGTTTTATTTTTTATACTTGTTAGTCTATCACTTTCTTTTTGTAAATCTTCAACAGTATCTTGAAGTGTTCCCATTAGTTCTTCTTTTTCCTCATCACTTAATAACATTGATTCATCAGAGTCACCTTGAGATTTAGAAATAATTCTTTGTAGTACACCAGCTAGTTTAACCAAATGTTCGTCATTTTTAACAGCTGTATCCATATATTCTTTTATGATAGGGGCTACCATAACCACGTCATCTATAGTTGTAATGAATCCATGTATTTCTGATATTAACAAATCTATTTGAGTTTTACGATTTTTTGTATTTTCGTAAATATCTTTTGTTAAATCTTGAAAAGTTTTACCTTCAAATATTTCGTTTTTATCTGACATTGCATCTCCTAGATGTAGTTATTCATATATAAATATAAAATTTGTAGGAAATTGGATAAAATAAAAAAACCCATCATTATTTGATGGGCTTTTAATTGGAAGTTTTATAGATTTATTTTAAAAAAATGAACCTGTTTTATTTGTAAAGATAGTTCCAGTTTTATAATATTCATTAAATATTTTTTTATAATGTTTTTTTAACACGTTTACAACAGATGTTATGTGTGATGTATTGACATCAGTCATTTCTCTTATTAAGATATATAGAGACTTTTTATTAAAGTTTTCTATTTCATCAATGTGTTTCATTAAATCTACTATAGAATATGCAACGTTTAAATCTCTTTGTTTTTTAAATATGTTTGGTAGATTTACTTCAAAATAATCAATTATTTCTTTTGTTAATTGTTTTGAATCTGGTTTATCATTAAAGTTCACGTTTCTCTCTAAATCTAGTGATTCAATTTTTTTATGACTTTTCAATCTTTTGTAGTTTGCATTATTGTGTAATATTAAATAGTTTTTAGCTACAACTGAAAAGTAACTAAATGCTTTTGAACCCTTTGTGTGGTCATACTTGTGAATGTTCATCACCATAAATGCAACAACTTCATGTTTTATATCTTCGAACGGCATATCAAAATAAGTAAACTTAAAAGTATTAATTATATTTTCAGCTAATTTGTCAAAGGCCTTATGAATTTCACCTCCATATATTTTGTTTCTTTCATTATTATTCTCACTACCATTATATCTTATAATAGCATCTTGAACTTCTTTTCCAAAATATACTTTTCTTTTACTTTTCTTTCTTGGCATTTTGAGTCTCCTCTTCAAATATTCCATCTAAGGATAATTGAATTTGTTTTAATTGTTCAAAGAAAAAACCAGTTTCATCGTCTGATTCATAATGTCCTTTAGAATCTACAAGTTTCATTTTTTCTGTTGAGAATTTAATCACTTGTTGGATTTCTAAAATCAATTCTTCATATTGTGTTATTCTTCGTAAAGAGTAATACACCAATAAAGATGTAAAGATACTAATTAAGAAAAATAATATTGTTAATCCCATCCACATAATATCTCCTAGTTAGCAAACAACTCGTCAAACTTTGATTTTAAATTTTCTACTTTTTTTTGTTCATCTTTTGTTTTTGGAACTCGAGTATTTATAACTTCCTCATCACCTCTGTTCCATTGGTCAAACTCAATGTGTGTAGCCATCATATCAGCCTGATGTAATATGTAAGCCATATTAGAACGAAGATTGTAATCAGGATTGTATGACTTCAAGTAAGCTGTATTAGCATCATCGTACAAACCATCTGTTAATTTAATTCCAATGTATTCTTTATCTGTAACCTTAACACCATAGTGTTGAAGTAACCACAATCCTCTATCAGGTACTTTCATGTATTGAAGTTGTGGATTGTGTTTATAAATAGCACCTTGATTTTTTCTATGCCATTCTGAATCTTGTGGAACATAATAGTCGTGTTCCAAATCCCCAACCTTACCCAAGTCGTGATGTAAAGCTGCAAACACTAACTCTTCATCTGTAAAGTTAATCATAGCTCCATTCTTTTCCCACACTTGTTTTAATTCAAGTGAATGGTTTACGATATGAAGGATATGTTCAACATATCCACCAGGCATCGCATTGTGAAATGCTGCCTTAGCACTTGCAGGTGCAAACATCATTCTATCTTTAAAGTCATCATACATCTTTAATAGATTTTCTTTTCTATCAGAACTGATGTGTTTATCAATGATACCCATTAGTGTTTCCCAATTTAATTGGATTTGTTCTGCTGTTAATTTTTTCATTTTAATCCTCTATTATTTTTTTTAATTTTTTATTAAACAATTCTTCATAATGTTCTATAGGTTTAGTTACATTTAAATATTTTTCTTTAATTTCTTCTAACCATTTTAATCTACGACTCTCCGTAGTATTTTTCAAGCATTTTTTTATATCTTCAAAAGAAAACATCCTTTGTCTGTCATCTAAAACTAATTGATTGTTACAATCATAATTTTGCCACACTAAAGGAATTACATCACAGGCTAACGCTTCATTATATCTTGAAGTTAAATGTTCTTCTTGACCAGGCCAGTTAAAACATAAAGTAAATTTACATTCGGCTAAATGTGGTAAAATGTTTTTCATATTCTTATCAAACTTATGTGTATATTTAAAACCATCAAAGTAACCAATCATATTTTTTGTTATCGTTTTATCTCTCATAATTTCTTTTAATATAATATGTCTTTCATCTAATGATGGCACTCCCTTTAACATTTTTATTTTCATTCTTTCTTTTAGATAATTATTTTTAGTATTGGACTTTTGAGTCAACTCATGAGTTTTATTATCGTACCAATCCTTTATACTAATTTCTTTTTCTTCAGAGGTTAAATCTATTTTAGATTTTTTTGATGTCCCCCAATAACAAAAATCTTTTTCTTTTAGTGTGTTTATATTTAATTCTTTTATTGCTAAATATTTTAAATGGTGTACTCCACCAGGAAACTCACTTTCATCTATTCTATAAAAATCTAAATTAGGTATGTCATGAAACACTCTATGTTTGAATAAATCTATTGTATCTGCTTTATCACTTGATAATAAAATAATTTTTCTTGGTTTTGGATTTCTTAATAATCCTTCTCTAATGTTTTGAACCATTGTCCAACCTCTACCTAACATTATATTAGATATTCTTCCATAAATGTGATAAGCGAATTCTGATTCTGTTGGAATAATTAACACATTGGATTGTTCAATTGAATTTATATCTCTTATATTTTTTCTGTTTTTTTCTATCTCAAGTAAAGAAACATTATAACTATCATATAGATTTGGATAAAGTGGATTTTTTTCAATATAGTTATTACATAAATGATATATAGAATCAACGATGTGATTTAATCTTTCACCTTTATAATACTCTGAATTTCTTAATCTTGTTATTACTATTTTCCCACGTTCCAAAACAATGCCCCCTTAGTTGCTTTTTCTTTTATGAATGTCCAAGCCTTACTATCATAAGTTAATGAACTTGGAAATGGTGGTAGTTCATCTTTTTTACATTCTTGTTGAAACTTATACTTTGACCGAAATGTTTCTGCTCTTCCCATTTCATCTTCTGTTGTATTGTGCCCTATTTGAACTCCAAATATTTTTGCATCTGGCCAAGCCATTTGTAATCCTCTACTCAACACTCCACTACTCATCACTGTCCAAACTTCTTTTGGTTGTACGTCTAAACTCTTTGCAACCTCACACATTGCCTGAATTATAATTGGATGGTCACCACCGAATGGAATCAAATGTGCTCCATTTTCTTCACAGTATTTTTTAGCCTTGTGTTGTATATTGGTTAAGTATCCCATAGGAACTTCAATTATATTACAACCTAATTCTTCAGCCTCATCCGTTAACCAATAACGAGTTCCTTTAGGAACAGTCACCGTACACTTTCTACCCAAGTCTTTACAAACATAAGCCAATGATAGTTGAGCATATCCTTGTCTAGGTGATGCATAAACAAACTCTTCTACATCAGGTAGAGATTGTACATAATACATAAATGCTCTTCTCTTCGTTCCACCATTTAACAAGTCATCACGAACAACTTGTATACCATCATGTTCTTTGATAATTGGTGTTGGTAACTCAATGTCAAGTTTTATATTATCAAATCCGTAATCGAAAAAATTATTCATGTAACATTTTCACTGTTAGTTCTAATTGTATTTTTCTTAATTTAAAAATATAATTTGAGTCTTTTCTATTTTGTATGTGAGCAATATAATCATTATTTTCTGTATTATTAATAAATGTATCCTTCCAAGATTTTTTATTAACTAAATCATATACACAATCAACTAAATTATCCATTTGTGATTCATGATAAATAATTGCTAAAGTTGTTTGTATATCAGAAAAACCACTTTCTAACTTTTCAGTTATAGATTTATCATTTTTCATTACATTGTCTGGTCTTGGCATAAAAAACATATTACCACCTAATTCAGAATACAAATCATCAAGGTTTCTACTAACCCAATGTTCAAGAGTTCTCGTTCCATTATCATGTATTTTAAAGCTATTAATCGTATCAACCAACCCTTGTTTTAAAGTAGCTTTAAATGAAGAATAACTAAGAATTTTATCTATTAACGCAAACTCTCCAAACTTTTTATTTTTTTTATATTTGTCATAAATCATACTTTCTATAACTTTATTATACCAATTAGATTTTACATCATCATAAATTAATTCTTTTTTAAGAATATCTGAAAGGGATTCCTTTGGTTTATCTTGTATTCTTTTTAATATATTCCCTTGCCATGTACTCCAAGAAGGATATAAATCTTCCACAATAGAGTCTATAGTTGAGTGAAATATTAAAAGTGATAATTCTTCTTTTGTTAATTCACCTCTTTCATTTTCCCACTTTAACATGATGGGATAAAATGTTGGTTTAATTTGTTTATGATTTCTAGTATAATATGATAACTTAGAAAATGATTTTAATATTTCATTTTCATTTGGTCTAAAGAAAAATTCTAACTCATCTATTTTGTCATCAATATTGTTACTTTCTTTAATAAATATTTCTTTTATTTCAGACTTCCACTCATTTTCAGGTATTATTAGTGCCCCACCTTTAGGTAAAGACGCGACATTGTTTTTACCACTTACTTTTTTTGATTTGTTATAGTAAGTTAACCAAGTTCCACATATTTTATGTTTTGGTTTTATACCTGAATTTATTAAATAACTTCCAAAAAATTCACACCCATCTACAACTATATTTTTTATTTTATCACGATGTTCTGTTGTTAAGGAATCACCATAATTAACATAAATAAAGTCCAAAATTTTGTGATGTAAATGATAGGGAAAATGATTTAATGTCGCATATGTATTTTCTCTTATGGCAGTTTTTACCTCATCCTCAGCCTTATCATATGTTTGTTCATAATTTGATATTAAATTCATACAAGCATTATATATTCCATCATCATGTGGTAAATCCAATTCATCAACCCAAATCTTAGCCTGTTCAAGTTGTGAAATAAAATATTTTATTTGATATTCTTCAAATATATCCTCTGACTTTATATCAAATAAGTTTCTTCTTCCTTTTAAAACATCTTTTATAAAATCATTTAATGCAATAAAATTAGAATTATTTACATATTCTCCAACTTCCGTTCTATATTCAATTTTCGGTACATTCTTTGTAGTATAAACAAATATATCTAGTTTTGATTTATCATTTGCTTTATCTCGTAATACGATACATTTTACAAACGGATGAGTATTCCTTGAGATAGAATCTGAATTTTCATAACAGTCATCTTTTTCTAACAATGATAATGTTCCTAAAGAACATTTTGGAGTTTTTACAAAATCTTTTATTTTCATATTATTTTTGTAATCTTCGATGCTGTCACGAATCTCTTGATTATTAACCTCAGTTTCTTCAGCGGTTTTTTTTATTAAATCTTGAGCTCTTGATGACCTTATCGGCTTATCTAAACCGAGATAAAAATCTTTGTAAGGTTTTGGTTTATTCCATTCTATTTTATAACTCATTATATTCTCCTCTTATAAAATACGAATATTGGCTCATATTTCAAAGCCTTTTTTTCAATTACTACAGAATTTTTTACATTACTCTGGTCGACTCCAACCATTGAAGTCATTAACATTTTTAATTTACCTTGATATTCCATACCAAGATTGGTTAGAATATCAATTGAATCTTGTTCTAATGGATGAAACTTATCTTTACCAATCTTAATATCTGCAATGTTCCATAACAAATATCTATCATTTCTTAAACTATGAAATGCATTTTCTAAAGTTGGTTTTAAAAAGTTGTCTCTCCAATCATCATATTCAGGATAAGATTTAAATGATTGTGTTTCATCACTAGAATATTGTTCTCTATCAAAATACGGTGGTGAGGTGAATACTAAATCCAACTTACCCTTGTATTGTTGAAAGTCTGAATGATTACCAATATGTTCCGAACCCTCTTGGAATACATGATAGGTATTTTTTTCTTCTTCCCAAAAAGAATTTGATTCTAAACATTCATCGTTAAAAAAATTAGCAACGTATTCATATCTCGTTATCCCAAGTTCATTGATAAAATTATCAGTATTAGGATCCGTTCCAATGTAATGTATCTTACGATGTGATGACATTGCACCGAGTATTCTCCCACCCCAACCAGAACTCGGGTCGTATATGTTTAGTGTTTCCTCTTTGGGAATGTGATTGGTATAGTTTTCATATATCCATCTTGCAGTTAATGGAGGAAAATTTACAGCTGGTTGTCCAAGTCCTAATCTAAATGCCTGAATACCAGCTGGAAACAACTTCTGACCTAATTCAAACTTGTGAACTAAAAATTTATAATTCTCATCATCAAGTTCTGATGGTAAATTTGTTTTATATTTATCATCTAAGTTTTCTATTTCTTCAATGGTCAAAGTTTTATAAATGTTTTCAACTGAATTTTTCTTATGTTGAACTACAAAAAAATGTTCAGGTAATTCCTCACCTTGTAACAAACACTTTGACCAATTGTACATAGAATCTCTTTTCAATATTCTACGAATAACTTTATGAAACTTATCTTTATACTCATCTGTAAACCAATCATATATTGAAGACTTACCAACAGTTGTTTTTAACATTGTTGGAAAGAATTGATTTACACCTGATGCAAACTTATTATAATTTTTAATAACATTTTTATTCCCATCATCATCTGATATTAAAAATTGTTGAATATTATAATCTCTAAGTTTTCTAAAGTTAGTTTTTATTTTACTTTCGGATTGCCCGATTGTTGGTGGAATACCCTCACCATCCCATTGAGATAAAATAAAACTTCTCATTTTATCTATCCACTCTGTTGTCTGAGAATCATTCATCCAAAGTAATTCTTCAAAGTTAATATTAACCTCAGATTCTAATAAATTACTTCTTTCGTAAAAATATTTTTGTTGTTTCATAATTTTCCTTATATATATAACTAAGTAGCTATAGCGCTATAGCTTTAAAGCAACTGCAAAAGCATTATAATAAAAGCTAATATAATAGTAATAAAAGTTTTTACAGTAATAGTTTCTCCCAAATAAAAATAAGTCATAATTGGAAATGTCATCATAGAAGTTGCAAAACCTAAAAATCTCACAGACCATAAATTTCCAAATCCAATATAACCCCATTTAGTAGCATACCAAAACAATAGACTTATAGGAACACCAAGTAATGACATTAACCACATTGATTTAGTACCTTTAGCCCAATCCCATACAAGTTGTGAATTAAGTTGATACCAGATTAGAATGTTGTTGATAATGAATAAAACTATGGTAATAAAAACATATTTATTCCATATCATTTCTTAGATTTCCTTAAATGTCTTTTTGTTGCTCTTGACATCTTATTTGATTTCTTTTTGGTAGGTTCTTCAGATGATTTATTTACATCACGAACTTTTTCTTTCCATAATGATTTAGATACGTATCTAAAACCCTCTGAATATAATTGACTTGCTTTTTCGTCCGATACACGGATTATTTTCTTTCCATCCACACTCATCATTGTTTTCATGATAATGCTTCCTTATTTTAACTGTTTTCGACTAATATTAACTCATCT